ACTCTACGCTGTTTATGGTATGTTACCGCACCTGGGTAATTGTCAGTACCTACAAATGGTTGTCTCCATTTAGGCGGTGTGTCATCTAAATCTGGTACAATACCATCATCAACAAACGAGGTTTCCTCGGTAGTTCCTATGTAGCCATAAAGTCCATTATCTTTACGGTAAACGTTATAACTTTGCGCTCCACTTACTCCTGTCCATGTAACGGTAATGTCGTTAGTTGCTGGGGCATTAACTGACGCTACCTCTATTAAAGCACGTGCAGCCGTACCCCCTGACGTATAAGCTGTGTAGGCAGAGGTGTCAATGTTATCACCATTCAAATCAGTAAGCTCAAAGGTATTAGTAGCTGAGTTTGCTACTATAACCCTAGTGCCATTTAATTCTGTCATTCCTACTATACTGTCTAGGTATAATTCGTCTCCATCATCGTAGCTATGTGATGCGATTGTTACCACACCTGGGTTAGCCTGAGTAATGCCAGTAATAGTCTTTGTTGCTTCAACTGCGCTTAATCCTTCCTCTCCTGTATCTCTTGATACTGCGGTTACTTTATAGTTATAGGTGTCTGATCCTGCCGTACCTGAGCCACTTGCGCCAGTCGGCCATGATACTTCTGGTGCAAATTCTATGTCATCTAATGACCATGAATAGTGAGCAGTTCTTGATAAATCAGCTTGCACATAATCAGGGTGGCAGATAGTCATTACGTCTGCGCTCTGTGTGTATTTTAAAGCTCTGAGGTCATCTTCGCTGTAAGTGTGTGTCATCTCAAAGATTTTAGACACATTACCTGCTGATGAGTATGCTGTGTATCCTGAGGTATCTACATTATCACCTTCAATAGTTGTGAGTTCAAATGTGTTTGTGGTCTTGTTTGCGACTTTAAAGAAACGATTATTAACCTCAGTCATTCCTACTACGCTATCAATGTAAACCCAATCATCATTTGAGTATCCATGTGCAGTTGCGGTCACTACGCCTGGGTTAGCCTGTGTTATTCCTGAGATTGTCTTTAGTGGTTCAAGCACTAATCCTGCATCTTTAAAAACCCTCATGCGATTTTCAGTAAACTCAAGTATGTAGTTCTGAGTTATTCCAAACTGGAAAGGTATTAGTCTTGCTCTTTGTGTGTGATCTTTGTGTGATTGTAGGTATTCAAAACCTGCCCTATTAGAAACACCACCTTGAATGTGGACGAAATAGTTTAATAGGGTTCTAAGCCCTGTTTGATACTTAACCAAATCAGCACGTGCGTAAAGCCCTGTTGTGATCTCTCCACCTGCAAATGATAATTGGTTATTCTCAATAGGCATAATTATCTTCCTTGTATAAATTCACTTTCTGGCATGTCGTCATAGGTCTCTTCGTGAGCATCCATAACCTCTGCCATTTTTTTAGTTTCCATGTATTTCTGTTTAGCCTTATCCTCAAGAGCTTGCTTTTTGGTTAATGGCATAGCAATTAGGTACGCCAAGTATCTTGAAAAAGCCATTACAAAGCCAGGAGGAAAAAGGTTAGGGTCTGAAATGTTTGCAGTGTATCTTAGTTGAGCTACGTCTTGATCTGTCATAATTACTTTGACAGTTCGGTCAGAGTTGAGGTTGACTTCAAAAGGTATCTTAACTGTTCCTGTTCTACGGCTACCATCAAAGATTTGACGAGCCTTAATGCAGTCACTAGGGTATGTGTAAACATAATCCCAATCATCAGGTGCAGTTTCGGATAAAAGAGCTAACGTCTTACGAGCAGTGGCAAAGCCCCAATCAACATCAGCAAGTACAAATTTAAGCGCATCCTCATAAAAGATACGGCAAGTCTTTGCCTCTGTGCTGGTATCAGTTTCAATGTTTGATACTTGGTTCTTTGCGCTTATGTGCGTCAAAGCCATGTTACAAATTGAAGTCTTTGTTGCCATAATTAACCCTCGTAAAGTTTGTTAGCTCTTTGTGTATTGGATGATGGTTTAGCAATGTCCATTTCAACTGCTGCAACTCCAATACTTCCTTTTTTACCATACTATTCCTCAGTAGATTCTTGCTCACCTTCACCTTCACCTTCGCTTTCGTCAGATTCAGATTCAGCAGCTTTGAAAGCTTTAATAGCTTCAATCAAAGTTTCTTTCTTCTGGTTTTTAACTTCAATCTCATTGTCAGTTACAAAGGTTTTCATTTCTTGGTAATCTAAACCTAGCTCTTCATCCTTAGGCTCAACTGGCTTAGCAGGTGCTTTAGGTGCTTTTGGAGCTTCTTTTTGTTTACCAACAGCTTCAAGATACTTAGGAGCGTCTTTAGCTTTTAACGTCAAAGATTCGTAGAACTCACCTGGGTACATTAGCCTTGGTTTATTCTCACCTTCTCCGTAATAACATTTTTTTAATACTTTGAACTTCATTGTTTTGTCCTCTTATGAATTAGTAAAAGAGGGGGCTGTTACACCCCCTCAGTCAAGTTTAGCCGTTTTCGTTAGACTGGAAAGCCTCTACAATTCTTGCAGAGAAAGCACCAGCAGTAAGTGGCCCACTATTTACAGTGTATTTCAACTGCATGTATTGGTAAGCCCCATACTCAGGTATAGACCCACGATACACTTTGTAACCTGCAACTAGAGTCGCTTTAGGCACTGCTAAAGCAAGATCAATAGTCTTGTCAGGTGTGAAAGTAGTAGTTGTGTCAAACTCTAATTGGAAGTCAACAGTTGCAGAACCAGACGCAGTCACGGACTCATCAACTGATACTTCTAACATTAGAGGGTTTCCTTTTGCATGATCTTTAGCATCGCCAAAGTCAATGTAGTTGGTAGATGCAGCCGTATCAGTTACAGCCTGTGCATTACTCAATTCGTTTTCGTAATCAATAATCATAATGTTTACCTTTTAATTGAAGTTGATAAATTAAGTTACTTGGGCTTCTGCACTAGTAAGCGCATCAGTTCTACGTACAGGAATGCCATCAAACGTCATTACGTGCTTACCAGCAACTTGTTCCATGTTGATTTGAACATTGGAAGAGTTTTTGATTTGCCTACGTAAGAATGATCTAACAGTCTTGTTCACATAGAATACTGGTTTACCACGACCTTGAGAGTGTAATAATTCAATCGCTTGAGTCATTAAATCTACAATGTCAGCACCAGACGCAGCATCTTTAGTAAGGTCAGAGATGTCAATGTTCGCAATACGAACAACGTATCTCCAGTCTCTTACAGTCAAGCCAACATCCCATTTGTAATGAGTTCTGTAAATCTCATACAGTCCTTTTACAGAATCCTCTTTAGTCACGTGGCCTTTGTTGTTAGACTGTAAACCAGCTTTTTGACCTTTAGGGAAGATGAAGTGACAGATGTTTACATCCCAAGTTACTAACCAGATTGACGCATTGTCTGAACCAGTACCACCACCATCAATAATTTGTCCACCGTTAGCGGCAGTTGTGCTATTGAAGCGAGGAGCAAAACCCAGGAATCTCTCAGGGTTAGTGTCAGTGTCGCCATAGAAAACAGTATCAGCAAAAGTTTGTCCTAAACCTTCAATAAAAGCCATGTCTTCTGAAAGTCTGAACTCATTTGTGTTACCGTTAAGGTCAGCTAAAGATTTATCAACTTCTGAATAAGTTTCTAACATACCAATAGTGTCATCCACTTGTACAGTTGTTGATTTCTCAGGTTGAACACCATAGTTAAGCTTCCTCCAAGTACCAGAAGGTAAGCCTGATCTTACAGTAGTTCTGTGTGAAGTTGCGCTGTTAGCTTCCACTACAACAGCATCTTCTAAGATTTCGTTGGTTTCACTAATGATCTCAACGATAGTTGGAACTTTTCCATCTGGGTCAAGCCTTTTGGCCCAATCCGCATAAGAAAGGTTCGTTTGATTTAAAGCAGCCATAATAATAATCCTCTTTAAAGTTAATAAAAAAAGTTACGAGTTATCAAAAAGAACATCACCTCTTGAACGTTGCCCTGCTCCGCTTCCACGGTCAAAGTTTCCTTCTTCGGTAATCTTCTCACCAATACGAGAAAAAACCCTAATCAATTCAGGATGATTCCCCATTCTGGTTTGCTCCAAGGCTTCCTTTAGTTCAGGTGTACCAAAGACAGAGATTGCACGTTTTGCTTTCTCTACCTTCAAGTCGTAATTATCACCACCAATCTCCTTATCAGAGTTAGCAGTGTCCTTCCAGCCTTGCTCTACATCCGCCCACTGCTCCTTGATTTTTACATCAGCACCAGTGACTTTATTAGCGTATGCGTCAATCAGTTCTTGCATAGCTTCTGCTGGGACTTTGTGCTTTTCGCCAATCTCCTTCACAGAGGCAAACAATTCCTCATCAACTTCTACACCCTCAGGTAAGTCCTCAGGCAATATTAGATCATCGTAACCAGTTTCCTTCTCGTCACCTTCCTTGGATTCGTCACCGTCTTTGTCAGACTCATCGTCTTTATTGTCGGCTTCATCTGCGGTATTGGACGTATCCGTATTCTGATCGTCTTTTCCATCATTGCCTGCGTCGCCATTGGCAGCAGTATTCTCTACATTCTCTGCGTCATATAATTTATCAGCAGTGTTTGTAGAAGAATCTTGTGTTGCAGCATCGTTATTACTAGCTGCATTATCTGTATTTGCGTTATCGCCATTATTTGTAATAGTCATAATTACCTCGGTTGTTTAGTTATTGCTTTAACGGCCCACATAGCAGCATTCTCGTAAGAAGCTTCGGATAATGAAATCAATCTCAAAACCTCTGGGTCTTTTGCTAATTCTTTAGCCTCTTGTAAAAGGTCTATTAATTCAGCAGATTTAACTTTCATTTTATCTACCAAGCTATCCTCTGATGGATTAAAGTGAATACCAACTCTGTATTCACCTAGTGTTAATTTTTTATTTTGACTCATTTTCGTCCTCAATTTTATTGTTAATAATTAAATCAGCAGTCGCTTTAGGGTGGATAGAGATACATTCATCTACCAACCATTGGGCAACTGATTGCTTGCCGCAATTAAAACCTGTAACCCCTTGGTCATTTGTTAATGGGTTACGGTATAAACCGCAGAAGTCTAGTATGCGCCACATCACCCTTTTGCCCTCAGGTGTAGATAAGACAGCCCTTAGGTCGTCATTCTCTTGGTTTGCGCCATTTTTTTCTTTATCACTCATACCAATAAACCTATTGTTAAGCAAATACCTGCAATCACAGCAGATACGATTGATAAAAACCTAAACTTATTGCCATTACATTCTTGACTCTTGGTGTATAATCCTTGAGCAAAGTATGAAGCAGCAACAGAACTTAATGCCAGTATCAAGCCAATCTTTCCTGATAATGAACCTTTCAACAAAGCTAAGCCTGCATTACTCGCAACTAGCAAGCACTGACAAACTAAACCTATGATAATGGTTAGCCCAAATGAGATAAGGTTAGAGTAGTAATGGTGTTGTACTCTGCCTTGCTCTCTTACTATTTCCAAGTTCTGCTCAACAGTTAAGCGTTGAACATAGGCTTTTCTTTTTTGTTTATTCTCCTTTTTCATCTTTAGCCTCCTTAATTTCTTTATTCTTTTCATTTATAGCCTCTTGCGCTCTTTGTTTACGTAACTCAATAGCATCAGCAAAGAAATCTTCACTGGTGTAATCGTACTTAATTTGTCCAATGTGTGCGGTGTCTTTTGATAAAGGTATGTCAATCATAGTTTTGTAACCTGCTTCTCTAGCCTTCTCAAAGAATGAAACATCTTCACCAACTCTTCCTAATGGATCAGGTTTGCCGTTCTTACCCTTCTTGTAGTATGGCTCAAAGTATGGGAACTCAACTTTATTGAATACATCCATGTTAATTAATACCATACCAGTACCCATCTCACTAGCTTCTTCAAGGTTTCTTTCCTCAAGCATGTCAATCTTGAAGGTCTTGCCTTCTGTGTCTTTAGATACTTGAGTGTATGGGTAGTTTCTTCTTGCAACAGTTAAACCCACAATGTCATGCTTATACTTCAATGATACATCAACCAATCTTTGGCAAGCCCAAGGTGGACAAACCATGTCACTATCCATGAAAAGAATGTGAGTAGCTTTAATCTTTTGTGCTTCTGCAACCTGCATGTTTCTTGAGTGTGCAATGTCAACTGTCTTGTAGTTATTCAATGCCATTCTCAAGCGTACACTTGTGTTATGGTTTGATAGAGCTGCCAGTGACATAGCGAAATCAGCACAAACACTATCAGTGCTTGGTACTGCTACCAATACTCTGATTTTGCTGTAATCATTCTGCTCAATAGCAGGTTTCTTATTTTCAACCTTAACCTCTTTAGATTTGGTTGCTCTTCGTTCTTTTCTGTTTTTCATAATCTTATCTATAAAAATTAGTTATTTTTTACTGTTGGCGTTTTACCAAACTTAGTTAATGCTCCACCAACTATTGATCCCATATGTGGAGCTGCAAAATAAAAAGCTAATATTAACATCATTGCTCCATTCATGCTTTCCGCATATTCTCCTATTAATGTTGCTGAATTATTAAGTTTTTCTGAATCATCTACCCATACGGAAACAATGCCCAAAATCATTGCTACTAAATACTGAATTAACCATATGACAGTAATCATAAGAGCAATAAATCTTCTGGCTAAATTCTGTCCCTGCGTGGCTTCCATCCATCGTATGACCATTGATCTTGCCTCTGATCTGTCTTTAGCCGCCAATGTAGCTTTTTCTTCTTCTGTATATACCAAAGAATCCAAACCATTTTTAACGGAACTAATCACCGTATTTAGGGCTTTTTCTGTGCCAAATAATTTACCTATAAAATTCACTTTCTTTACCTCTTCAAATTTGTTAATAATT